TTCATCTTACAAAGTAAAGGACCCATATAAATGAAAGAACCAGTTTTTGAAAAAGGATATCCATCCTATGATGCTGTTAACCGAGCAGATTCAAACTCTCGCGAATATATGATTAGTGAATTGCAGAAACGTGTCTGCCGTGTTATCTTTAAGAAAGTAAATGGTGAAGAGCGTGATATGATGTGCACGCTAATTGAAGATGTTCTGCCTGACGCTAAGAAGAATGAACCTATTACGCAAAAAAAGGTTCGTGATATTAATGAAGAAACAATTGTAGCATTTGATACATTAAAGGGCGGTTTTCGTTCTTTTCGCGTTGCTAATGTCATCTCTTTTACATAGTATAAATAGTCATTCATAAATAAGGAAACCATATGTTTACTACGCTTTCTATTATTCAGTGGCTTCTTCTTGGCGGTGTAGCTATAGTCGGTTTTTTATTTGGTCGCGACATGTCACGCCATGAAACAGAAGAAGTTATTGAAGCTACAATTGTAGCACTAATCAAAAAGAGGTTTGTAAGAGCTAAATTGGTTGATGGTGAATATGAACTATATGAGTATGACGAAAAAAAATTATAACTGATTGATTTCTAATAAAAAGTTTTTATGTACATTACAGCAAAACTGTGATAGAATAGTATTGTATTATGAATGGAGATCATCATGGCTCGTAAGTCTAAACTCAATCAGATTCGCGAAGAACTGGCAAAAACATCCACTGTAAAGCCTGTTAAAAAACCACGTAAAAAACGAGTATTAACACCTGAACAAAAAGCCGCATTAGTTGAACGTATGGCAAAGGCAAGAGAAGCTAGAGGACCGGCTAAGCATATGTCAATTGACGAGTCGGTTCGTAACTTGCCTGATGAACATTTGCTTTCTCCAAAGAAAGTAAAAGACTGGCTTAAGCAGCAGAAAGAAATGTTGAAAGCCTTAAAACATCAAAAAGATAGTAAAGATTCTGCGATGCGTAAACAGTATTATGATACTGAAACATACGTATTTAATCTTCAACGCTATCTGACTGATGGTGTATATCGTGATTTTCGGTATGGTGCCGAGAAGCAAAGTAAAATTAAACATAGCTGTACAGTAATGGCGTACTATCCGGATGGTACAGCTAAAAGAACTCCAGGAGTATTTTATGCTGATATCGGCGGAGAGTATACAAACGAAATGGCAGCTGAAGACTATGCAAGACAAAGAAAAATTTCTAACAAAAAGCGAGTTCGCAAAGTTAATTGAAAAGACTGTTAAGTCGCATAGATCATCTTATATGGACGCAATCATCTGGTTGTGTGAAGATAATAACGTTGAATTGGAAGATGTAAAAAAGTTTATATCACCGATCATCAAAACGAAGTTGGAGGCAGAAGCAATGAATTTAAATTTTCTGCCTCGACAAAACAGTTTACCTTTTGAGTAAACTGATATATAATGTTCATACTATAAACATTAAAACATATTGTAACATACAAGGAAAATATATATGAGTTTTGCAGCACTAAAACGTAATCGTACTGATCTTAATAGCTTGATTAATCAGGCTCAAGAAAACACAGGTCAGCAATCTCAACGTCAATCAGAAGATCCACGCTTCTGGACACCAACACGAGATAAGGCTGGCAATGGTTACGCTGTAATCCGTTTCCTACCAGGAGACGCAGAAGCCCCAACACCATGGGTTCGGTACTGGGATCACTTCTTCAAAGGCCCAACAGGCCAATGGTATGTAGAGAAGTCTCTTACATCTATTGGTCAACAAGATCCATTAGCTGAAAGTAACAGTAAGCTGTGGAATGAAGATGGCTCTGACGAAGCCAAACGTACTGTACGTGAGCGCAAACGTAACTTACGATATATTGCAAACGTACTAGTTATTTCAGATCCTGCAAATCCAGAGAACGAAGGTCAAGTTAAACTTTATCGCTTTGGCAAGAAAATCTTTGACAAGATTATGGATAGCATGCAGCCTCAGTTTCCTGATGAAGCTCCAGTTAATCCATTTGATATGTGGGAAGGTGCAGACTTTACGCTTAAGATTCGTAAGGTCGAAGGTTATCCAAACTATGATGCTTCTTCGTTTAAGTCAGCTTCGGAATTACTTGCCGGAGACGATGAGAAAAAAGAAGTCATTTATGAAAAACAACATGAAATGACTGAATGGACTGATCCAAAAAGCTATAAGACATATGACGAACTTAAGTCACGTCTTGCTCTAGTCCTTGGAGAGTCTGTACCACGAACTGTTCGCGAGCAGGTATCATTAGATACTACAGAGTCTTACAGTTCTCCGGTAACAGCCGCCCCTGAACCTGCAATGCCGTCAGCACCACCGGCGCCTGCAGCCACGGCAGAAAGTTCATCTATGGATGACGATGACACAATGTCGTATTTTGCTAAACTAGCAGCTGAAGACTAGGTTAGCCTCCAGGTCTATAACCTCTTCTTCCACCGCTGACCAGCTCCTTTGTAGTAGCAACAGAATCTACTGCAGATCTAGGAGCTGGTCTCGGTGATCCTCCTCCAGAAACATTATTGTTAGTAATATTGTCACCTTCGTTGACAACAATTGGCGCAGACTTACCAGCTGCAGCTAAAGCACCAAATGAGTCAAGTATATCAAAATTAGTTTCTCTACTGTCTGTTGCCGGCATAAGATTTGGTGAACTATCTTGGCTATTTTTATACGCTCTTAATCCCATATTATTTAAAATGCCTGAGAATAAATTAAGAACAGACTTTTCAGCAGCTTCTGGATTATTTTTGTAATAATTTTCTAGGGCTTGTTCATTAGATATCTTTTTATATTCAGCCGCAAACATAGCCGCAGCATCTGATAGCGTTACTGCAGCTCCAAACGGACTATCCATAGGAGATACTATGCCAGCTAACCGTTCTGCATTTGCTTCAGTACTAGCTCTTCTTAATAAATCCCTTAAAAAGACTTCTTGAGTGGTTCCTACTCTGGCTTCAGCATCTCCAAATCTAGATCTGCCAATTCTTCTTCCTGCCTGTTGTATACGATGAGTTCTTTCACCTTCTAATATAATATTTTTAGCAGCTAAATCATTAGCTGCCTCCGCGGCATCAGTAAAGGCTCCTCCTATAGATGAAGCCGAAACAGCAATTTGAGTTGCTGCAGCTGTAGCATCTGCTCCTGATTCAATAAGCTGATTAGTTAATCTACGAAATTGATCTAATCCTTCATCATAACCAACACCGCTTCTACCCAATACATCTGCTTCTAGTTCAGTCGCGGCGGCCATTGCAGAAGTATCTCCTGCCGCCCTAGCGCCTTCAAACGCTGTTCTAGATTTATCAGCAAAATATGATGCTTCATCTGCTGCTAACTGGCCCTGAAATATTCCAGACATGAAAGAGCGTTGACTTGCAATCATGGACTTTGCTACTTCGCCAGCAGCTTCATCTTTACCTTCTTGAATAAGCTTGTCGACATCTAATTGCAACTTATCTAATTCTTCAAGTTGCTTTTGCTTCATTCTATCGCCTTTGCCTTTCATCCAAGCGGCGATAGCTGACACTGACTCGTAAGCTATATAAGCTCCGGCGGCCACAAGAGCACCAATTGGCCCTCCGACCATAAACCCTACCCCTGTAGCCGTCATTGCATTAGATACGGTGTCAGCAAAATCTTTTGACCCGGTTAAAGTTTTGGCAAAGTCTCCTACAGAATCTGCTACAGCTATAGCTATGCCTCCGATTCCTAATCTACTTAAAAATGTTTTTCTTAATCCTGGACCATTACTGTTAGGACCTCTTCCCCCTCCTGACAGTAAACTACTAACAGCTGTACTAATTAACTTAGGGCCGAAAATAAGAGCCAGACCTCCAGCAAATCCTGATACAATTTTAGATGCATCTATTTGCTTGCCAAACATTGTCCAAGTTGCATCATCACCAGTGATCTTGTCAATAATAGGATCCACCCATTTATCTAGATATTTAACTCCGAGTAGAGCACCTAAAGCAGGCATAAGCAATCTTCCTGCGCCCATTCCTAGTAAAGCTCCTATACCTAGACCACCGGCTGTGCCACCGAGTATATTTTTAAACCCGTCTAATAAGCCTCCTAATCCAGCTCCTGCAACAAACCCTCCACTAAACGATTTCGGAGTTGGCTTATTCTTATCTTTAATCCTGCTTTTGCGCGCTTCTCTTTTTTCTTCTTCTTCATCGCCGGCTTTTCTTTGATTATCCAAGGATTCTTGAATCTGGCCTTTAAGCATAGCAGAAATGTTCTCATTTACACTAGTGAGAACACCGTTTTGCTCTTTTAATTGTTCTACTACTGCTTTTAAATTTGCCATAGTTACCTCTGCATATTTTGTCTTTGGTTTTCTTCATTCATTTTTTTAATATCATCAATAAGCATACTAACATAAATCTCCCTCTCCCACGGTATCATTTGGTCTACGTCAGTTAATGAATACTTATGATTTTGTATTAACTGGTAGTTCACCCTGAAATAGTTTATTAAACTATCATGAGAGAGGCCTAGGATAAAAAATCTTGTATTCCTCTTAATATTTCTTTATTACTATGTTCGCACGATTCACAGTCATACTCTAAATCATACGTTATGGCAGGAAGATTACTAACAAATGTTACAATTTTATCAAACTGTTCAGCCGTGAGACTTTCCATAAATTCCTTTTTATCTTCATCAGTATATTCCTCAAACCTAATAATATCATCTTCTGTATAGAGACAGCTCATACATAACAAAACAGTATTGTAAATATTTTCTACAGCCGAATCTGTATTCATATCTTCTCTTAAAATAATCTCATAGGATGGATATTTCATTTCTATAGTAAACTGATCATTAAGAACAAATTTTTTGTCAGGTCCCTTTTTAATTTTTATATCTTCTAGATCTACTTTAACTTTATTTTCGTGGTCGCATTCTCTACACTTCATTATAAGGTCAGCGCTCTCACCTACACTTTTTCCCCTGATTTGTAGAAAAATATATTCAAGATCAAATATTGCCAACTTATCGATTTCAATATCTTCATATATGCAGGCCTTAATAGTATCTACTACTGCCTGTAATATTTGCTTTTCATCTTGGGACTCTAACGCTATTAGTAGAACCTTTTGTTCTTTTACTAAAAACGGTCTAAAATATACCTTTTTGTCTGTTGATGGAATAGTGATTTCATACTTTGGTACATCATTTAATTTGGGTAGTGCCATTCATTTCATCCTTTACGAAAATGCTCTGCTAAGTGCGGTCCCTATTTGTGTTTTAATAAATTTTTCAGTTGCGTTTGTTACTCCAAACTCTACTGGTTCCCAGTTAGTATAAGATAACTGAACATTAAGCTCAACTAAACCGTCTAACTCATTATTTAATTGTATAGCATTCATCGATGTCGGGAACGCATCGACGAGCCTGCAACTATACACGACTTGATCTTTTGTAACAAAATCTAAATCAAGTTCACCTTGTGCAAAATCAAATGGCCCAATTTTAGGCAATCGGCTTTGAATTTCTGCCGGCAGCTTTGGTAGCCCAAGTGGCGTAGAATATACAGGAAGACCAAAACCCTTTTTAAGCTGTCTTATTAGAATAGTTTTAGCGTAACCTTCTTTTCCTTTTTGATACCCTACCTCTTTTGTTTCCTGGTTTACTGCTAAGTTTTGCCAAGTCTCAAAATACTTACGTACTCCATAATCATTAAGTAAATGAAAAGTCATACTAGTATCTGTTACAGCGTATCCATAAGGAATCTTTTCATTCTGCATTCCGATACGGCGCTCACTAGTTAATATCTGCCTGCCTGGTAGCTGTACATCTTTGCATAAGAGGTTTACTTCTTCTCCACTTACTCCGTTGATAGAAGGAAGTATGACCTGGAATACACTTGACCTAGCCATGCCATCTTTTTTAGATATAAGCCCTTTAAATTTATCTATCATTAGATCATTTTCCTTGAAGAAGAATAAACAGCTGCAGCACTTGTTTTTTGCCAATCAGCGGTTGGAAGAAACGCTGCGATTTCCCACTCGGGTGCGTGTACTTCAGCAAATCTACTTCTTACATTTCCTGCAAGATAATGCTTAATACACGGCTTAAAATATTTAAACTTAGACGCTCTCTTTAATGTATTATATGTAATGTTAAATTTAGTTGTCTCGTCATACTTATTATTGTTTGTAATATCTAATAAAGAGTCTAAAAACTTTGCTCTCAGCGTAGGTGGTATGTAATGTAAATTAAGCCCCATAAATCCATTTGGCGCAGGGCTTAATACGATAGTAAGCGGAAAGCTATCATAGAACGGAAGTTTATCTTTATGCTTAGGATCATAGAAAAACATCTGCATTGATCCAATAAGACGTCTGCTGCCGAGAGATAGCTGCTCATCCTTCATCAATTGATTTCTATTGATTCGTCTGATACCTTGTACTTTACGACGAAACCAGTCACGCGACTGACTTGTGCGTGGTGTAATACCTGCCCTAAAGGCGTCTTGTTCTATTTTTTGAAATAAGTTGCTCATGTAGCTTATTTATCTCTTTTTTAAGACTTTTTTTCTACTGATAGGCTTTATCGGCCTAAGGGGTTTCAACGCACCTTTTTTACTCTGTGAAGGCATGATACCCATTTCAGTAAGAGTCTTTTCAGTCCATATTTGGAATTCCCATCCACGATCTTTGGCATATTCATTTGCTGCTTTCCACTTGTTCATATTCTTAACGTAAGTCATTGCCTCACCTATATAGCGTTTTGATTTATCCGGTCGCTTAGGTGGTTTTGTTTCTTTATCTGGTTTTATTTCTACAAGTATGGTTCTATTGTCTTTAAAAGTTATTTTTAAATCGGTAAAATAGCGATGATATTTTTTATCTACTTCCCATAAATATGGTACAACCACTTCTTCTGAAGACCAATTTTTTATGTTAGGATTATTATCGCACCATACGAAACAATATCTTTCCCACATAGATCTAAAGGTCACCTTATCCGGATCACCCTTATATTTAGTTCTATGTTTTACTATGTATTTACCTGAATAAGCCATATAAATAATCTCATAAAATTCTATTTATAGGTACTCGTATGACATTTCCCAATCCCCAAGGTGAGCCATTTAAAACGAAGGTTAATGAGTATAATCCTCGTTACACCTTTCCTCTTGAGAACCAAGATGATTATAGGGGGTTAATTAGATTTCATGCGTTTGACGAAGATTATCAAAGTTTATCAGGGTTAGCATTTCGTACAGCTGCAGCTGCTGGAATCTCAGGAGAAATAACAGATAATAACTTTAGAGGAGAAGCTTTTTCTCCAGTAAAAGGCAAAGCAAACAACACAACAAACAAAGGTGAAGTTGTTTTATTTTTGCCTCAATCTATTCAAATTTCTGACAATATACAATACGGTAGTATTGAATTAGGAGCAATTGGTGCAACAGCTATGCAAGGAGTAGCAGCAGGAACCAGTGCGTTAGGACTTGCAGGCGATGCTCTAAAATCAGTTATGGAAGATATTTCATCCGCAGCATTTGGTGACTTAGGAGATGCAGGCGCTGCGGCAGCAGTACAAAGAACAGCGAGACGTTTTAATGCACCCCAAATTGCCGGAGCAGTCGCAACGTCTACAGGAGTTACTATCAATCCTAACAATAGAAATATCTTAAATGGTGTTGCACTAAGGACGTTTAGGTTCCAGTTTAAACTTATACCTACCTCCGCACAAGAGGCTGATATCATAAATAAAATGATAAAGTGGTTTAGAATTGCCATGTATCCGGATATTGGAGCTGCCTTAGATGAAACTCAAGGAACCAGCTTGACTCTTAAATATCCCTCTAAGTTTAATATTACTATGGAATATGGTAACTTTAGTAAAGCCGGAGGATTAGAGTTTGGAGATACTCAACAAGTAGCTACTGGATTGTTACCCTGTTTTCTTCAGAGTTTTGATGCAGTTTATAACCCTAATGCTATGGCTTTTCATACAGATGGTAATCCTCAAGAAGTAGATATTAGCCTTAACTTTATTGAAGAAAGAGCCTTAAATAGAAATGATGTTAAAAATGATAGACCAGAAATTATAGTGGGAGGAGCGGGTTAATGACTTTTTTTACTAACTTTCCTCTAGTTAATTACAACTTTGGTAATGAGAATTCTCAGTCCGTTTTTCAAAACTTAACTACCTATATTGATATTATTGATCAGCTATCCGATCAAGTAGCGGTATATACTGAAGTTACTATACCTAATGGAGAGAGACCTGATGTGCTTTCTCAAACGCTATATGGTACAACAGATTATTATTGGCAGTTTTATATGCTTAATGAAAAGCTGCGGATCCAAGGGTGGCCTTTTACTCCTTCTGAAGTAACTGAATACCTTAAAATTTACTATCCAAACATTACACTCAAAACTAACTCTAATCTTCAAGGGGAGTTTTATGTAGGTGACCTACTAGCTAAAAAAGATAATAGTGGCACTTTTGATAATCCTCCGTTTAAAGCTAAAATATTAAAAAAGAATTTAGATCTAGGACATCTTATTGTTAAACCTATAGTAGAAGTTGCCTCTATTACTATTAATAATCCTGGGTCAGGGTACACAGCAGTTCCTACTATTACATTTAAAGGTGGTAGTGGAGAAGGAGCTGTAGCGGTACCAGAACTCAATGAAGATGGTGAAGTTTCAGGAATTACGGTTATTAATGGAGGAGATGATTATAAAACTGCTCCTACTATTGAATTTTCAGAACCTGAGTTGTCAAGAGGGGAAAAAGCAACAGGTACAGTAGTACTATCCAATTATATTCTTCCAGGTGGTTCTCAAGAACTTTGGTCTCAGAAAGGTGAGACGGATCTTAGTTTGTGGACCGGATCACCTGCAGCAGATCCAAATAGCTTTGGCATTATATCTCAATCTAATGCCTTTCAATATCTTGCTGTACATCATTATGAAGATGCTAATGGTAATATTGTGGACTTACCAAGACAGATAGACGGAGGAGTAGATAATCTTCCATTCTCTCTGAGTAGATTTCCTTATACTAGTAAATCAGTTCAAGAGATCTTTATAAAAAATAATGATGAGCTATCTCAAATTAAAATCTTTACTCCGGCCGTTGCAAGACAAATACAAGATGAATATCAAAGGCTTCTTGTTCAATGAATCAACTTACTAACTTTACTCCTGAGAGTTTCGATCTAACAAAACTTTCATTAAAAATACCTGGGCGCCAATTTAAAGTTGGTCCTCAATTATCTGATGAGCTTGACATAATACAGACATCAGTGGAGTTAAGTATATTCGAACACATTAGTATGCCTTATTTAACTGCTAAATTAGTTTTAGTAGATGATTTTGGGTTGCTAGATTTTCCTGGCATTGAAGGTACGGAGAAGGTAGTCATTGAGTTTGGTTATCCTGCAACGTATATTAAAAACATTAAGAAAACATTTGTCATAAGAAGTATTGGTTCAGCAGAAAAGTATAATGACTATACTAATGTATTTGTGTTTGACCTGATCGAAGATATTGGTTTTTATGATAAGGTACAGAAGATCAGTAAAGGGTATACAGGTACAGGTGAGCAAATAATTCAAACCATTCTACAAGATAAACTTAATATAGAACTTGATACTACTAACTGTAAACCTTCTTACCAAGAAGCTTTTAGATATGTTGTACCATATATTTGTCCTCTACAAGCTTGTCAAGAAGTTTTAAACCGTATGACTACACGTACTGGATGTCCTTACTTCTTATACTCTTCTTTATATTCAGATAAACTTGTTTTATGTGATTTAGAAACTATTTTAGAAAATGAACCCTTTAATCAAAGTAATCCATTTGTATATTCTCAAGCTCAGACAAATACTCCTCTTAATAATATAGCTAAAATGGCTTCAGCTTTAAGACATTATAAAGGCACAGCATTAGAAGATACGCTTGAATTAGTTGAATCAGGTGCTGGTGGTATTTTACATAATTATATTAGCTTAGGTAACGAGACAGTAAATAATACTCGTCATTATTCTATAGTTAATAGCGTTATAAAATTATTAGAAAATAATAATATAATTAATAGAGATGAGTTAAAGAGGCTTGTTAATGAGGATTTCTTAGTTGATCCAAACGGTAAATCAGAATTAACTTTAGGAGAGATGAACTCTAAAATTATTTCTGTTATATCTACCTCTAACTATCCTTTAGAAGATATAGATAGCTTTAATGAAAGTTCAACATATTACCAGGCCGTGTTACCAGAGTTTAAAACTGCTATTCTTTTATACCTAACTAAAAATGTGTATGATTTAGAAATGCCTGGATTCTTATTTCTACCTGTTGATAATTCTAACAATACAGAAAAGAGTGTAGGTAATCAAATATCAGTTAGAACATATAAGGAAAACGAGACTACTAGCACTAATAATACAGGTAGGTATGTTATGCTAGCTAAAAGACATATTCTTGATATTCCAGAAAGAACCCATAATGTAGCTTTACAATGTGGTAGAATATCTAATCAAACTGCTCTTAAAGGATAAAAATGTATTACGGTGACGAGATAAGATGGTTTTTAGGAACGGTTGTTGCTGTTAGCTCTCAGCGCGCAGCAATAGGAAAAGCTAAAGTAAGAATACATGGTATACATGGTCCTGATGTCGCCTTTCAAGATTTACCATGGGCTGATTGCATGCTACCTACTACAGAGTCAGCTATCTCAGGTATTGGGAAAGTGCCTCAGGTATTACCTTCATCTACAGTGTTTGGTATATTTGCTGATGGTGCCCTATCTCAATCTCCTATTATACTTGGTACTCTTAATAAATTTGAAAGACCTTCTACAAGCCAAAAAAGACTAGCTGGCTTATCTGGGAATGCTGCTAGTTTATCTGATAATAATGTAGGTAGGGATGGCGTGTTTATTCCTTTAGAATTAAAAACAAGTTACAGAGAGGATGCATCTATAGCTCAAAAGAGAGTTATAATAATGCAATTCTTTGTAGGTAATAGGTTAACGCCAGTAGCTGCAGCAGGTATAGTGGGTAATCTACAGGCTGAAAGTACTTTAGATCCAGCTAGACCTACAGATGTTAAGGGTGAAGATTCATGGGGCTTAGCTCAATGGAATAATTCAGCTAATGCAGGGTATCGTCAAGATAAGCTAAGAGCCTTTGCTACTCTTAGACAAAAACAGCCAGACGATTTCTTTTTACAGTTAGAGTTTATCTTACACGAACTTAGAGGCCAGAAAGACTCTGTAACCAATGGTGCTGCATTTGCAAGTACATATACTAAGCTTATTAACTCTACTATATTTGAAGGTGGGATAAGTAATAAGAACTCTACTTGGGCATTTTTAGACAAATATGAAAACCCAAGTAACAAAGCAACGAAGTTAAAGAAAAGAGAAGAGTTTGCGAGGCTAGCCTTCGAGGATTACAATAAAGCTCTTACTAGTTCAATTAGTGGATTATAATTAATGTCTTCTGAATTCATCCATAGTATTTTTTCTAATTTAAGAAAATCTCAAAACGCAGAGAAGAGTCATTCTCTTCTTAATAAGCTTCAGACTCAGGCTGCTATCAATAAAGTGTCAAAGGCTGGAGTAAATGCCGGAGATAATTATAATGGATTTGCTTCTTTAAATGGAACAGATGATATTGTAAGTAATGTAGAAGGCTCTGCTCCTGCTCAGGTCACGGGTGCTCTTGTTCAGGCTGAACTCACTTCAACTAATAATTCTGAAATATCTTCTAAAATTCTTAAAGATGTTCCATCTAGTAGTGACATACAGACTCTAACAGGTAGTTCAGATTTATCTAATTCAGGATTACTTGACGATGTTGTTACTTCTGCATCCCCTGAAGCTCAAGCAAAAGTACTAACCGATGTAGTCGGAGCTTCTACTTCAGAA